TGTCCTTTCGTTCGTGAAACCCTGAAGAAGATCCTGACCCTCATGCTAGAATCCAGTGATCCCATGCCGGCTATAGAATTGGCACGAGCAGCAGCAAAGGAGCTGATGCACGGAAACGTCCCAATTGAAAAGTTGCTCATGAGCAAACAGTTGGCGTCCGAGTACAAAGTCCCCATGCCGCACGTGGCTGTGCGCGACAAAATCAGGGCTCGTGCGCCAGGTTCAGAGCCTCAACAAGGCGACCGTGTGCCGTTTGTGATTGTCAAGGGGGAGGGGAGAATGTACGAAAAGGCTGAGGATCCTGCATGGGTTCGTGAGAAGAATGTACCTCTTGATTTTCAGTATTATTTCACGAATCAGTTCAAAAAGCCGGTACAAGACCTGCTCGAACCCCTTATTTCTGTAGATCGTATTTTCGACAAGAAATTCATGGTCAAGACGGAGAGCACGACGGAGGTGACGGCTCGAAAAGCGTTCCTGTCCATGTTCTCGAAAAAGGCCACATAAACGTTCGGAGCTCAAAAGTAACAAGTCAATGGAGCAACAGATTCTTCAACTCATTGAAGAGGAGGTTTCTCGCCGAGTCGGACTCAGAATGTCCGTCGTGCTCAACTTTGTGGCTAAAACGTATCAGCTGCCCATCGAGCAACTCGTGAAAGACACGTCAGCAATAGAGTGTGTATTCTGTAAAGGAATTCTGAAGAGCAAGAAGCGCTGTCTCAAACAACCAACTGGAAACGGATATTGCGGGTTTCATCAATCGCAAGTCCCTCCGCCGCAAGTTAAACTCGTGGAGAGGGTCCCCGCGCCATGGGAAGTTTAGTTAGAGAATTTAATACCAAAATTGTTAATGAGCAAGTCGGAGCTTCTTCTGACTAGCATCTCTAAATTTTTTGATGTACCAGAGAATCGCGAAAAACTTCACGATATTCTGGGCCACCGCAAGGGCATTTCCCTTCGCAAACTCGAGTGGTTTGTGACCAATTACGCCAAGAACAATCACGTGACGTACACCACCCCGTCCGGGAAGGTGTTCACAGTCCACGTCGCCTACAAGTCGAGTCTGGACGGCTACAGTAAGAAGCTCTTTGATCCTTTTTGCCGTACTGAGCGCGTCGATTTCCAGGGGTTCACAACGACGTGCGCCCAACTCAACTTTCTGAGGTGGTGCATCCAGAACGGCATCGTCGAATACCTTAAACATAGGGAAGACGGGCAAAGCCTCCCTCAAACTCCAGAAGAGTGTAGCCATAGTAAAACATGTACAAATTGTATCCCTGAGATATCTGAGTTGCATAGCTTGGGTTGAAAACGAGTGTAAGCGTCGTCGTCTGTGAATTTAATTTTGAAAAATTGAGGTACCCACCCTGATTATACTCCTTAGGAGTGAGACCAAATGAATAAGTATAAATATTTTTAGAAGGAATTGAAATATAATGTTCCATGGGCTGCTTGAACGTGTAGTACAGCGACCCCTGGAACGTGCTCAGAATATCTATGTTGTTTAGTGTGATTTTAGCAGTGTCAATGACGTCCACGTAATTAGACAAACCAGATGGAAAGTTCAACTGAACGCCAGTTTGGATATATTGAGTGGTATACCCGTAGTTGTAGCGTGAATCTGAATAAAGACCCGATGTAACATCCTCGTAATTTTTGTTTCTAAAGAACCACGCGATGGTTTGCACAGGGAAGGAGGCGGTGAGCTGGAGTTGCGGATTTCCTGCAGAAAATGTAAGCGTAGACTCTTTCTTGACTCGGTTCACGATGTACTTGAGGGGTGTGTTGGTGTAGTACAGCTTTTCTGCATTTTCAAGTAAAATTTCTTCAGTCACGAGTTTTGGTAAAATAATGTCGGTGGTGTGTGGAGCCGCCACGTCGCACCACCACGTGTTGGGCTGGAATGTGAACCGCACGTACAATCTCTGGTTCCACATGGCACAAAGGGGAAAGTAGGGACGACGGAGGCGCTCGTCATCCTGCGCGTTGTGAGATTTTCGACGGCAAAAGAAGAATTCCAAAGGGATGATGTAATCAGTCTGCACCTGTGAGTTTACGTTAGAGCCGCCCACGGCTTGAAACATTCCCAGCTGTTCGTCGGCATCAAGGAACAACTGATCGCGGATGATGTACCAGTCGTCGTAGAGGGTCTCGATGACCGTCTCATTCACAAGAAGATCCACCTGCTTTATCAGAGCTCTGCCAATTTGGGGTGTGTATTTTAAACCTGGGCCTAGTGCAGGCATCGTCACCTTCAGGTACATGTTTGAGATGAGGTGTCCAAGCTCTGTAGGTCTGAGCTCCAACTGAATCGTCTGGTTCTGGTATGAAGGATTTGGAGGAGGAAATGGGATGACGCGTTGATACATGACGGAGTTGGTGTGTCTTTTGAAATCAGGATTCCACTGTGACTTTGTGAAATCTTCCAAGAGGAGGTGATCTTCTTGGGGTCCTATAGCGTTGAGCGCCGTCACTGAACCAGAACTGAACCCCCGTCCTTTAATGTCGTCATATGGTCCCTTCTCATCCTGTTGACATTTAAAGCCGGTGTTGAGATCACGAAGCGGAACAGTAGACGAGCCACCTCGTACATTTTGATTTATTTCAATCTGAAATTTTTGCAAACCAGAAGCTATGCTCTTATCAAAATTCGTAAACTTGGCGGCAACGAATGTACTCAGAAACCCTGGTTCTTTGGTCACACCCTTTGTGTACACGCGCTCGTTTGTGCTTTCAGGTATGCTCCCGTCAACTGGCGCTAGGATGGCAAACATTTCTCGTTTCGGCACGAGGGTTCCAGAAATCCATTTTTGAAAAGTCAAATCGGTATATGAAACGACGCGGCACGGGACGGAGAATCCACGGAGGTCTTCAACAGTCCACCCGACGCCAAAGCCTGCAGGAGGGTCGGCTGATAACGTGTAATTTATTACATTCTGAACAACATCATAATAACCCTCGATGACGCCCTTCCGTTTCATAGACGTGTAATCAATCTGACCAGGTGGATAAAGAGTTGCACCCGTGACAGCCTGATAAGGGGCTACGATCTGTTCTGTATCTGATTGAATGTTAAATGACCAAATGTAAGACTCTGATGTCGTGGCTGAAATAGCGACTACCCGAGATTGCATACTGAAATTGGTGTCCACTGGAGGCGTGACAACGAGCTGCCCTGAAAGACCTGTAATACCAGTGGCGACCCAATTGTCATTTATGGTGTCTCTGGTTGGATTACTGGTTGTGGCATAGAATGTCACATAATTGTTCCCTGTCAATAAATAGAACCCATTGATTTCAATCGGGTTCAAGACGACGTTTACACCTTGAACGGGTGGGGGGACTGGCGGCGGGACGAGCGGGACGACGAGTTTTTCGATTCCATTAAAATAATTCACAACATCCTTTTGAATTTTACGTTCAAAATTGAGAACATTCTCAAAAGCCTGGGGAGCCTTTTTGAAAAAGTCGAGCACAGGCGCCTGTGCTTTGCGCTCCAAGTCGAGCACATTGTCAAAGGCCTGTTTGGCCATCTCTAAATTTCACAGAGGTTATTTTTCCACATCTGCACCACAGTCAGCGCCTTGAGTCGCGCGTGTTCTTGGCGTTTAGTTGTACAGAGCGCCTCCAGCTTCACCACCTCCTCCTTTGTGTACTGATAGGTCTTGATGTCCATGAGCTTGGGCCACAGGTTCTCGTCGTACTTTTCCCGTCGCAGTTGCGCGTGAATCTGCTCCAAAGGCACGTTGAACACATGCAACCGAGGGGTCACTGCAACGTCTCGGATGAACCTAGCCTTCTCTGAGAGCCATCCAATTTCAGACTCCAATTGCTTGAGTTGCCACGCCTTGCGCTTCTTGTACGTGCTCAAACGAACCTCCAGATAGTCTACGAGAATCTCCTCTGGGCTATTGTACTTCTTGACCGCCCCATTTGGAGCTATCAGATGCATGTTGGAGGTGTGTATCGTCTTGGTCAGCCCAAGCTCCCGCGCGGCGTCTTGCAATCCCTCGCCACCCCAGATCCGAAAGTCAGGCGTGGTCTCTGTCGAGTGATTCTCAAACTTCTGGATGGTGCCCTTCTCAACCAGGTCATCGAGGTGCTCCTTGAAGTCCTGGATCCACCGACCAGGCGGCAGCTCCGTCACGTGAAGCTGAGACCCCTCTTTCACTACGATTCCCTCTAGGACCCAGGTGTGGTCCTTCGTCTTGGTCACCTTACCCTTGAATCCCTTGAAGTGTGGAACCATGGGAACCATCGCCACCTGATCAAGTGCGCAAATGATATTGTGCTTGATAATTGCCAGGTCGTATGGAGGGACATATGAGCTGAAGCCGGTCCCAATGCCTTCCGCACCATTCACCAGAATCATAGGCACGATGGG